GCTGGCCCCGATGCGGGGCCTAGCGTCGTCGCCTCACGCCGTCACGCGTGCGCCACGGATGGGCTTGGTTGCGACGTCGTGCGTCACGACGCTCTGACCGTCGGGTCCACACGATGGCGGCACCGACGAGAGCGAACAGGATGAATGTCTCGACCATCACTTGGCTCCGATGTCGTCGGGCATCAGCGCGAGATCGGCCGGGTCGATCACGTCTGCGTAGACCATGGCGTAGGTGTCGGTCGGGTCACCCTCGCCGCTCACGAGCGAGAGGCCGTACTTGCTGGCGGCACGCTCGAACGCGAGGCTCCAGCTGAGGTCCTTCTCGTACAGCGCCACGGGCACGGCTGACCACGGTGCGTAGAACGAACCGGACGGTGAGTCGCGGAACGTCTGGCCGAGATACACGCTGGCGACGATGGCGTTCTCGCCTTCGTCATACGAGGCGGAGGCGAGGATGCCCTTGTGCTTGACCTCCCACCCATCGGTGGGCGACGAGGCGAGGTTGCCGCCCTCCTCCTCGTACCACTCGCGAACGATCGCGATCACGTTGGCGATGGCGTCGGCGATGTCCTGCCATCGATAGGCGGCGAGGCGCTGGGCGTAGAACGTGGCGGCCATCAGCTCTCCTCCAGCTTCAGGAACCCGTAGCCGTCGAGCAGGGCGACGATGCGGGCGATGGTGGCGGCGGGAACCTCGCGGAACCGACCCGCCTCCATCGCGATGTAGATGACGTCCTCGATGCGTGGCGGCTGGGGCTCTCCCGGCTCCTCGCCATACACCTGAAGGAAGAACGGCCCGTACGAGGCGAACGCCGCCTCATCGAAGACCGTGCCCTCCTCGTATGCGACGGCGACCTCGTCCAGCGTGACGCCGTCGATGTGGTCGCAGATGGGGTAGCCATCCGCGTCGTAGTCGTGGTCCTCGGGGCAGTCGCTCGTGACCGCCGCCCCGAGAACGTCGAACGTGTTGTCGCCCCGACGAGGGTCGAGGACGTAGCCGTACGCCTCGACCGTGGTGATCTCGCGTTGCGTGAACGTGACCTCGATGTCGCCGCCCATCAGAACGGCAGCTCCTCTTCCATGTCGTCCACGGCGTCGCGCAGGCGATCGAGCGGCGACGACTCGAACGGGGCGGACGGGATGACCTTCGCCTCGCAGGTCGGGCAACCGGTCACGTCGGCCGTGATGTGCTTGTCGCGAGAGTGGTCGAGGATGAACTCCTGCTGGATGTTCGCGGCGCGGGCTCGCTCGATGTCCAGCTCGGTGCAACGAGCCTCGTATTCGAGCTTGGCCGCCTCGTCCTCGGGCGGGTTCGGGTCCTTGCCCGAGAAGTCGCTGGTGACGATGTTCGCGAGCTGCCGCTCCACGTACTTCGCGTCCTGATTGGCGACGAGCTTCGCGACGAGATCCGCGTCGCGGGAGTTGACCGTGAAGGTCGGGTGCGAGCCCCACGCGCTCTCCCACGGACGACGCGTCTTGAACGTGACGCCGCCGCCACCGAGACCGTCGACCGAGTCGAGCATCAGGACGTGCTCCCCGTCATCGGACAGCAGCTCCAACGATGTGAGGACCGTCCGGGTCGCCTTGCCACCAAGTTGTGCCACGTGTTGTGCTCCTCTCGTATTGTGAACGTCCCATATGTGGGACGCAACCGAACAACTCACGAACGAACGCTGCACGGCCCACGTGGTGGGCATCGCGCATAGGCGGCAGGCGCGAGGGCGACCACGTATGGGTCACGCCTCGCGCCTGTCACGTGGACTAGCGACGACGGGCTCGCCGCTCCAGCGACTCCATCTCAGGCGAGAACGCCGCAACGAACGCCGTCTCTTGCGACGAGGCGAGCACCGGCATCACCTGTCCCACGATGGGCTGGACATGGGTGAGTCGCCTCGTGCCACCACGTGGTGGGCGAGGCGGGGAGTAGCGGTCGAGCCACACCTGAGCCCGACGGAAGGCAGCGACGACGAGCGTCGCCTCACGATCTGGGCACGTGACCACGGTGACGTCCTCGACGTCGGTCGCCGCCTCACGTACCTGAGCGCTGGTACCCGCGACCAGCCTCGCCGCCACCCTCACGGTGACGTTGGTGACGTAGGTCGTCACTTGCTGTCCAGCCAGCAGCTCTCGCACTCACCACGGGGCAGGAGTGCGTCGCAGACATGGCCGCTCACATCACGAGCGGCGGCGGGGAAGCGGCGGGCGATGCGCTCCAGCCACGTCGGGCGAGGAGCGTCGAGCTGCTCTCGCGCCGCCATCGTCAGCTCGACGTCCATGACCGGGATGCCCTCTGGCGTGAAGACCCAGACCTCGACCTCGTCAAGCGCGACGAGCGCTGTGTCGATCGGCGTGAACGTGATGCCCGGTGCCACGCGACGAGCGCCGCCACCCGACCGCCGGTCCTCCTCATAGACGTCGTGTACGGGCATGACGAGTGACGAGGCGGCGTGCGACGTGTGCTGGCCGATGGCGATGTTGCCACGCTCGTCGGCGATGAAGTCGGGCGCGCCCGCCTCACGTGAGGCAGCACGCTCGTAGATGAGCTGGTCCTGCATGTCCAGCCATGCGGCGTTGCGAGCCATGGTGACGAACCTCCTGTGACGAGCGACGAGCGCCGTGTGGGACCACGGGCTGGCGTCGCTCACAAACGGCAAAAGGCGAGCCACCCAAGCAGGGTGACTCGCCTCGTGCGCGGGAGCGGCTAGGCGACGGGCTCGAAGCCCTTGTCGCACCACGTCGCGTGGAACGCCGTGCCCGTGGGCGCGCCCGCGCTCGTGACCGTGAAGGTCTTGTCGTGCGTGGCGCAGCGTGCCTTGACCTTGGCGGTCTTGGCTTCGAGCGCGGCCGTGGCGGGCACGACGGGCGCGCTGGCCTGCGCGCTGGCGGGCGCGCCCGTGGCGACGATGGCCGCCTCGATGCGTGCGATGCGCGCGTCGAGCGTGGTGACCAGAGCAGCGACCTGTGCGTTCGTGTACATGCGTGTACCTCCGCGCGCTCGTGTGCGGCGCGCTCGCCCCGGTGGGCATGGGCCGTCCCGGTAGGTCAAGTATCCCCCACCGGGGATGGGTCCCAACCGTCGCGTGCTTGGGGACGATCGAGTGTCACGACAAGATCCCGGCCACACACCCGGTGGGCCTCGGAACCGGGTGGCAGCACCGCACGGAGGAGCCCCAGCGCACGTGGTGACACCACCGACACCATGGCCGCCGCGTGCTCCACCATCCATGGTGACACTAGCGCACCTACGGGCGTGTGGTACACTCGCGTCACCTGAGCCCGTAGCGACACCCGAGGAGTGCCATGCCCGAGGACCAGAATGTCTCCGTCCGGATCAAGCTGGAGCCCAGCCTCTGGAGGACTATTCGAGCCGCTGCCATGCTGGATGGGATCTCCGCTGCCGAGTGGATCGCCCGCTTGGCTCGGCACGAGCTGGCGGGAGTGACCGCACCCCCCGTGGGTGACCAGCCGCAGCGGGAGGATGCTGATGGCTCGGATCGCGATTGACCCCGAGCTGTGGCGCAAGGCTCGCGTGAAGGCGTTCGAGACCGGCCAGTCCGGGGCCGAGATCGTGAACGAGGCGCTGCGGCAGTTCCTCGCGGGTCCCCAGACCAAGGCATCGGTCAGTAGCGATGGAGCCCCCCGATCCGCGCGACCCCCCAAGGTCGAGATCGGCGGCGTCATCGAGGAGAGCCACGACGAGGGCGGCGTGACCGTGATCGACAAGATCCGCGTCACGGAGACGTCCGTCGTCAGGGAGGAGGAACCATGGACGACGGCGGCGACGCCGAAGTTGATCGAGACGCCGAAGGAAGCGGCGGAGCGGGCGGCGCAGTTGACGGCGGCCCGGCCGGAGCGGGAGTTCCACCCGGTCCCGAAGCCGACCCCCAAGAGCGGCCGGTCAAGGTCTCGATCCGGATCGAGGACGAGCGAAACGGGCAAGTGACCGAGGCGGAGTTCCGGGCGAAGGAGATCGAGTTCATCTCGTTCACCACCGTCCAAGACCAGATGGCGCTCTACAACGACAAGCGCGAGTTCATCTACCTGCCCAGACCGAAGAACGTGGACATCAAGCTCCTCGACTTCGCGGGGATGGTCACATTCCATGACGCACGGAGGGACACCGAATGAACGACGACGACCGGCGACAGGTCGAGAAGGCCCTCGCCACCATGTATAAGGTGCAGGAGCACTTCGACTACGAGGCGAGGATGAACGCGGTCCTGCATCTCTCCGACACCGTCCGTCCGGCTCCGCTGGCTGCCGCCGTCAGCGTTGCCGTCAGCGACCTCGAACGGCTCATCGAGGCCAACGCGCCCGAGGCCCCGGGGGCATGACCGATCGGGTCGCCCTTGCGGCGTTCCACGACACCCGATGGGGCCACTGCGAGGACGGGGAGTGCAGCCTGCTGGCTGACCTCCTCGCTCTCGCAGATCCCGAAGACATCCGCCTGTTCCACGGGCACCACCCGGCCTGCGGCTACACCATCGAGGGCGACTGGTCGAAGTGCGGCTGCGGTGCCGCCCGGACCGCCGACCCCGGTGGGCTGCGAGAACGGCTGCACGAGGATATCGAGCGGGCCATGACTCTCTCGACGGACCCGGTGTCGCGGCGCGAGCGCGTCCACGCCGCAATCGACGCCGCCCTCGCCTCAGAGACGACAGCACCCGCCCCGCACGTGCCATCGCTCACCGACCCGCTTGGATTGACGCTGACCATCACCGATGTCCGCGACTGGCTGGCCGAGCACTACCCCGACACCGATGTGCTGCGAACCTTGGAACGCCACATCGCCGAAGCCCCGGCCCGGGCTCCAACCAAGATCGGCGTCCTCGCCCACGAGACCGGCGACTACACCGCGTACGTTGCCTACTTCGATGACCCAGCGCGGTTGCAGGTTGCCGTCGACAAGCTGAACGCCTCGCGCCTCGACACCTACTCGATGGAGGCGGCACAGGCCGAGACCCGGACCGAGAAGCTCCTGTCCATCCCAGACGTCATCGATGACGACTTCCTCGATCTGCTCGCCGGGTACCTCTCGGACGCGGGTCAGGAGATCGAGCGTGCCGATGATGTGCGGGAACGGCTGGAGGAGGCCGCGCGCGAGGCGGCCGAAGAGGAAGAGCCCGAGCCGGTGATCCCGAGCCCGGGGCAAGAGGAGATCGGCCTGTGAGCCGCCGCATCCTGAAGTTCAAGATCCCGGTCGCGATCACGTTCGAGAGCGAGGACGAGCCCCGCTTCCTTGCCGTCGGCTGGCAGGGCGAGGATCTCGTCGCTTGGGCCGAGGTCACGGTGGGGGTCGGTGTCCGCACTACCCTCGCCGTGGCGATGACCGGCGACGACGTCCCGAGCGACGCCGAGTACATCGGGACCGCTCAGCACGAGACGATGCTCGGCGGCAGCCCGTTCGTGGCCCACGTCTACGCCCGGCGACAGCCGTGAAGCTCATCCGCCTCACCGACGATCGCTACGTCCTTGACGCCGGTCCTGACATCGTTCCGTACCAGCTGGATGCCATCCGCGCCTACTGGCAGGATTGGTGGCGGACCGAGTCCGACATCCCGCAGGTCGTCGTGTTCGGCGGCCTGACGATCCCACTGGAGTACGAGGATCGTCGTGACGCCGACATCGTTGGCCGCTTCGATCGACTGGAGGAGCGGGTCGAAGCGATCCTCGCCGAGACCCAGCGCCTCTACGACTTCGTCGGGGACGTCGACCCCTCGATCATCGACGCATGGCACTTTGGCGAGAATGTCCGCAAGCAGCGGGAGGCAGCAGGTGATTGAGGCGTTCCAGCTCCACGGAGAGATGCCAACGTTCCCGGTGATCGTCGTCCATCTCGAAGACCCGATGGGCTCGGGGTTGGCGGCATGTTCGGGCATCCCGTTCCGGACGACGGACCAGCACAAAGGCGTGCCGCGCTTCCTGTGCCCGGGCTGCGCTCGACCGGGACGAGAGTCCGAGCTTCAGGCCGGGTTCGACCTGCGCTGGGCGGCGGACATGCGAGCGATCAAGCGCTGGCAGGCAGCTCACCCCGGTAAGGATCTGGTGTGGCCCGATCACGCCGATCTCGTCGTCTGGCTGCTGGAACAACTCGAACCATGAGCTGGGTCGAGGAGAGCTTCGGGCGTGAGGATTGCGCCCGGGTCCACCCGTGGGGCATGGAGCCTCACATCACCGTCCGGGAGTCGACCGCCGCTGAGCGCATCAGCGTCGGCAAGTTCTGGGCGACCGGGGCCTCGATGAAGGCCAAGGACTACGTCATCTGTCGCTACACCGAGCCCGCCCAGCTGCTGGGAGCGTTCGGGCTCATCGATGGCGCGGACACGCGCGAGGAGATCGTCTTCTGGGCCGAGCGCATGGCCTCGAAGAACGGCTTTCACTTCATCCGGCCCGAGGGCTGGGAGAGCGTAGAGGCGGCGCTGCCGCCAGAGGAGGAACCGGAATGAGCAAGAAGATCGTCGCGTCCTATCTGGTCAGGGTCGTGTTGAAGGACGACGAGGGCGGTGACCTCGTGCCGCCGACCAACGAGAAGCTGGCGCTCGTCATCGAGGCCGCCATCTCCGAAGAGCTGGGCGATCTCGCGCCCGAGTACATCACCGCCAAGTCGGAGCGGCTCGACAAGTAGCCCGTGGCCGAGACCACCTGCCAGTGCGCTACGTTCTACAACGTAGCGATCCCCGAGCACAGGAACCATCCCTGTGCTCGGGTAATCGAGAAGAAGCACGTCCTGTGTCGTCCATGCGCCATGAACTGGCACGACGAGCCGTGCGACACCTACGTCCGCGAGCCCGTCTTCCATCTGGTCAAGACGTGTGCCAGATGCGGGCACGACTCGGCCCTTCACCGGGCACGAGATGAGAACGAACCAGCACACGAGCGAGAGGAGCTGACTCGTGAAGATCGGGATCGAGTTCGAGAGGAGCGGCGGGACCGTCAGGATCTGGTTCCCGCTCCATCACTATCGACTGGTGCGCCGGACGATGCAGAAGCTGGAGCGGGCGGAGACGCCGTTCAAGCTCCTGTTCACGCTGAGGACCCCCCAATGACCGACCGCGAGAAGATCAATGCCGTCTTCGGGCTCGATGGATGAGCGAGAGCTGCAAGCTCGTCCGGAGCCAGAACCCGGACAGCCTGCTGATCCGGTGCTCGACCCACAGCTGGGTGGGGGACCCGTCGGAGTGGGACGGGGTCAGCCCGTGCCCCTATGCGCTCGGTGTGGCCGCGAACGACGAGTTGGAAGCCGACTCTGCTCCGCGTGCCGACAGTCCGACTATCGAAGTGACCCAGAGCGAGGGGAGCACCGTCGTGCGGCGCACCGCGAAGCGGTACGACGGTACCGAGCACACAACCGTGCAAGCGTTCGGCGATGGGTTCGGACATCTCGCACCCGATCCGGACAGCACGTCCCAGCCCTCCAAGCCGTCCGAGCCGCCATCAACGCCGTCGACTCGGCACTGGCGCGAGCCGCATACCGCGATGGAGTTCGCGAGTCAGGCGAACAAGGTGGCGACGATGATCCTCAACGGTGAGATCGACGTCGACACCGGCCGCCTCTACAGTTCGATCGCACGGACGGTGGCGCAGGCGCTGTCGACCGAGGTCAGCCGGGCTCGCTATCTCCAGAACGAGCCGAACCTGACCTTTCCGGTGGAGGAGATCGAGGATGCCTGAGTCGAGGGGCTGGGTGGCGATCTGGATGCCGAGCGGCCTCATCACCAAGGAACAGATGGCCGAGATCGGCAAGGACGCCATCGAGGCGGCGCACGAGCAGGGCGCGACGTCCGTCACGTTCCCGCTCCCGGACGGGCAGCTCATCACGATGATGCGGCTGGTCGTGCGCCTGCCCGTCTTCATCGAGTCGCCCGACTGGCGTGAGTCCCGCGACTTCGCGGACGCCCTTCAGGAGCGCGCAGACAGGAGCCTAGCCAACTGATGGTCGAGTACCGACGCGGTGGCTTCTGGAACCACGAGCGGACGCTGGCCGACGAGATGCGCGAGCATCCGCGCCCGCCCGACCCCAAGCCGCACTCACACTTCCACAGCCACGGCGGGGTTCGCCACGCCCACGATCACGCGCACACCGAGCCCGACGCCGAGCACGCGCATTCGGCCATGACCGGCTTGCCTCGCCACGAGGGTTGACGGCCCGTCCCAGATCGGTACACTAGCTGGGCTCGACGGTGCGTCGGCAGGGGTTACTTCCATTGCTTGGATCAAGGTTCGACTCCTTCGGTGGGGCTTCGGCTCCGCTGGACCGGATGGCTCGGTCAACTACCTCCGCCACTTGTCCTCGTAGGGCATAACTGAATAGGCCCTCGGTCTACCACCCGAGGGTCACAAGCGCGAGATGGTGCGCAGGCGTGGGTTCCTTCGTTGGGTCACTGGTTCGAGTCCAGTCGGAGCCTCCCGGGGCTCCGTAGCACAGTTGGTAGTGCAAACGGTTCAAGACCTTCGCCGAACCAGTTCTCATCTCGATGATCTGATGACGGTGCGCAGGGGTGGGTTACTTCCCTGTCAAGGACGTGGTCGCTGGTTCGAGTCCAGCCGTTCCCGGGCAACCGGGGCGTAGCTCAGTTGGCAGAGCACGACAACCTTCTCCGCTCTGTCCTCGTCATCAACTGATCGTGACGGCGGTGTGTCGTCTGGGGCTACTTCGTTGGATTGAACACCGGCTTGCCGGTGGCGGGCTCGACACCCGCTGACCTCAGCAACCTGTCCTCGTCGTCACAAAGCCTGATCGCGCTGACGGTGCGAAGGGCAGGGGTACTTCGTTGCTTGAACGACAACCACCCTTGTCCGACTGGTTCTCGTCGGCGCTTTCTTCATGTCTGGAGAGGGATCCCCATGACGAAGCTCGCATCCCGGCCGCAGAAGCCCCCGGACGGGGCCATCCGGTCGATCAGCTCCACGCCCGACACCGTCACCTACGAGGGCGGGGCCGGGTACTCGCGCGATCCGAAGGGCGAGCTGTTCATGCTCGCCGTGTCGAACATGGTCAGCGAGAAGACGTTCTACGAGTCCGGCAAGGCCCGTGACGAGCGCTTCGAGCACCTGATCCGTCAGGTCGCCAACGACGACCCCGACTGGATCGCCCGGTTCGTTCCGTTCCTGCGGAACGAGATGAACATGCGCTCGGCCTCGATCGTCATGGCCGCCGAGCTGGTCCGGCAGAAGCTGACCCAGCCCGTCGCCGCGTCGACCATCCGGAACCGGGACATCGTCAGCTCCGCCATCGTGCGCGCCGACGAGCCCGCCGAGATGCTCGGCTACTGGATCAGCCGGTTCGGGAAGAAGATCCCGAAGCCCATCAAGCGTGGTGTCGCCGACGCCGTGCTTCGCCTCTACTCGGAGCGGAACACGGCCAAGTGGGACGGCGCGGGCAAGCCGATCCGGTTCGCCGACGTCATCGAGCTGGTCCACCCGGAGCCGAAGGCCCCGTGGCAGTCGGCCCTGTTCAAGTACCTGCTCGACCAGCGGCACGGCCGTGGGGTCGCCGATCCCGAGGTCCTCGGTCGTCTGGCCGGGTACGAGAAGGCGCTGGCCCTGACCGGTGACGCCTTCAAGGAGGCGTTCAACGCCGACTTCGTCCGCGACGCGGAGCTGACGTGGGAGACCGCGTCGTCCCGCTACGGCAAGCTCGACGCGCGCTTCTGGGAGGCGATGATCCCGAACATGGGCATCTTCGCCCTCGTCCGGAACCTCCGGAACTTCGATCAGGCCGGGATCTCGGATGAGGCGGCCGCGACCGTCAAGGCCAAGATCACCGACCCGGAGAACATCGCCAAGGGGCGGATGTTCCCGATCCGGTTCCTCGGGGCGTGGGCGGCCACGAACTCGATGCGCTGGGGCGAGCCGCTGGAGACGGCGCTCAACCTGTCGCTCGCGAACGTGCCCGGGCTGAAGGGCCGCACCCTCATCCTCGTGGACATCTCGGGCTCGATGACGCAGTCGCGTCTGTCGGACAAGTCCGACCTGACCCGGGAGGCTGGCGCGTGTGTCTTCGGCGCTGCGCTCGCGGTGCGGGCCGAGAATGCCGACCTTGTCGCGTTCGAGACCGAGTCGCGTCCGGTGCAGTTTCACAAGTCGCAGTCGATCCTGCGGCTGGTGGAGGACATCAAGCGCAAGCCCAACGAGCAGGGTGGGACGAACACCCTTCAGGCGCTCGATCGCTGGTTCAAGGGCCACGATCGGGTCATCATCATCACCGACGAGCAGGCGACGTCGTGGGGTCAGCCCCACGGCACCAGCTCGTTCTGGGGGCACCAGCCGTACCCGTCGTGGGAGGGCAAGGATCGGATCGAGGCCATCAAGGCTCCGATCTACCTGTTCAACCTCGCGGGCTACAAGGCGGGGATGCTGCCGGTCGGCGAGAACCACCGGTACGCCCTCGGTGGCGGCCTGTCCGACCAGAGCTTCAAGGTGATCGAGCTTCTGGAGGCGGGTAAGGACCAGAACTGGCCGTTCTGATCCACCACCTGCTACAGTACGTGCAACGGAGCGGTCCGAAAGGGCCGCTCTTTTGCTAGGAGGGACGACCGCTGTCAATCGCGACGTTCAGCCCGCCGATCAAGTCGACGGCGATCAAGGACTCGCTCCCACGCATCCTCTTGGGTCTCGGGGACACGGAGGACGGGAACCCGTACTTGGTCGCCGTCAACGGTGACGGCGTCATCGAGCTGTTGCTCATCAGCGACGTCACCGTCAACTGGCGGTATGACCCGAAGACCGAGCTGTGGAGCGACACCGACACGGGGGTCACGGAACAACCATTCGGAGACGCTGAAGATGGCTGAGACGACCAAGCGCAGTCACGCGCGCAAAGAGCACCCGATGATCGGTGTGCGCGAGTTCCGCGACACGTTCCCGACCATCACCGAGACCGTCAGGGTCATCCGCAGCAGGCGGCCCTACATCGAGGTCCTCGGGACGTGGACGCCCAACCCGCAGCGGGCATCAGCGGAGCCCAAGTAGGTACACGAAAGGGGCTGGCGAGTAGCACAGCCGTGCTGTTAGACTCGCACGCAATCGAACACATCTCTCTCTTCGGTCTGGGGGCCGAGGACCCTCGAACGGACGGGGTGGCCTATGGGCGGCTACCCCGTCCCTTCTTTTGGGCAGAGAGATGCCGCCAGCTGGGACGGGTAGCGTCCGCCGAACCTGTAGCACCTTCCGCTGTTCCACGAGACGGTCAGCGCCCTTGGGTCCGGGTTCAGCCACTCGGTGGAACCCCGCAAGCGGCGCGGCCATCGTACACGGAGGGATCACCGTGGAACAGCACATTCGTGCGATCGCCGAGTTTGACGCGTCGCACACGGACACCACGCGGGTTCGCTGCCAGCGGGGCCACGGCCACCACTGGACCGTCACCGTCGAGAAGCGGATCTCCGGGGAGGCGGACCTTGAAGTCGATCTCCATGCCCTCATCGCCGAGTGGCAGGACCGTGACTTGAACGAGATGCTCCATGTCAAGGACGTGAGCGTCGTGCAGGTCGCGGCGTGGACCATGGAGCGACTGCTGCTGGTCCATCCGACGATCGTGCGGGTCGAGGTCGGGGACGGGCGGCTGCTGGGCATCTGCACGCAGGAGCTACGCCGATGAGCCAGCCCGTGCGGTTCGAGGAGATCCGGCTCGACATGCTGGTCCCGAACCCGTGGAACCCGAACGAGATGGACCCCGAGGACTACGAGAAGGCCCGGGAGTCGATCCGCCGGTTCGGCTTCATCGACCCGATCACCGTCCGGAAGATCGGTGAGGCGTACCAGATCATCGACGGGGAGCACCGCTGGAAGGCGGCCAAGGACGAAGGGCTCGAAGCGGTCCCGGTCGCCATCATCGACGTGGACGACGCGGACGCCGAGCAGCTGACGTTCATCCTCAATGAACTCCGTGGCAGGCCCAATCCCCAGAAGCTGGCCGCTCTCGTGCGCGATCTCGCCTCGAAGCGGTCCATGAGCGATCTGGAGTCCGTCCTGCCCCTGCGGCGGCAGCAGCTCGCGGCCATGATCGCCGAGCGACGCGAAGCGATCGATTGGGATGCTCTTCAGCAGAAGCCTGCCGAGGCGGCTGACAAGAAAGAGCGCTGGGTTGAACGGGTCTTTCGACTGCCGAAGAGCGCAGCTGACGTGGTTGACGAGGCTCTTGTAAGGGTCCGTGAAGATGGCGTGAGCGATGATTGGAAGGCGCTGGAGTTGATCTGCGCCGACTATCTGGCAGGAGGATGACCATGACTCAGTGGTTCTTGAAGGATGATGTCTGGCACGCTTTCGAGCTGAGCGACCCCGGGGCGCTCTGCGGCGAAGTTCGCATCACCTATGGGGTCGACCCGATCGCTGACTTCGTTCCGGCTGGGGGCACTGCCCACACAGCTTGCGAGGAGGCAGTGGCGGTGGCGACGCCCCCGCCCTTTCAACCTGAGCCCGCTCCTGCGCCAGAACCTGACGCAGAGCCGGATGCGACGATCGATGTCAACGTGGAAGCCGAGGTCGATCACGAGGTCTCGGTCACGGTAGAGGACGAGAAGCCCAAGGCGAAGACGAAGGCAAGGGTGAGGAAGTGATCGAGACCATCGTCATCGCGGTCGTCATCGCGGTCGTCGTCGGGGCGCTCCTGACATTCCTGCTCGGGCCGATCATCAAGTCGATCCCAGCGCCGATCGCCCAGATCGTGGGCGACTTCTTCGTCAAGTTCGGCTGGGCGGCGGGGATCCTCGCCGGGCTGCTGTACTTCTTCAGTGGCGGCAAGAACCCACTCAGCTAGGTCCACGATGGGTACCAAGTACGACTACATCAGCCTGAAGAACCAGTACGTCCAAGGGGCGATGTCAATCCGGGAACTGTGCCGGATCAACGACATCCCGACGTGGTCGACCGTCTCAGCCCGCTCCAACAAAGAGGGCTGGGACGCTCTTCGCGCTGAGTTCCAGCGACAGGTCGACAACCGCTCGATCGAGGCCCTTGCCGACAAGCGTGCGACCAAGGTCGCCGCGATCGAGTCCGACCTGCTCGAAGTCGTCCACGCAGGCATCCTGAAGATGGCCGAAGACATGGATGCCCGCGAGCCCGTGATGGACGGTACCGCCGTTCTCCGCGACGATGAGGGCAACATCGTGTGGCGACCGGTCCAGCGCTTCGGCCCGAACCAGCTCCAGACGCTCGTCCAGCAGTACCTCGCGATCACGGGCAAGCCGTCCACGATCGCCGAGAGCCGGAACCTGAACCTCAACGCGAATGCCGAGGTCGACCCTGAAGATCTGAGGACGCTCCTTGCAGCCATTCGACCCCGAGCAGCTCTCACCCGAACAGGCGGAACGGATCGAGCGAGCGATCCTACGGCAGCTCGCTCCAACTGACGTCTACGCATACGGCGAGTACGTCTTCGGCTACGAGCCGGAGCCCCACCATCGAGTGATGGTGGACGCGATCGATGAAGCGATCGCCGCCCGCGAGAACATCGTCATCCTCATGCCCCGTGGGTCCGCCAAGACCACGTGGGGCGACACGATCAAGGTCGCCCACGAGATCTCCCGGCGCAAGGACATCCGGATCGGGCTGATCTCGAACACCGCGAAGCAGGCCAACGACTTCAGCCGGGCGATCAGGTTCACGTTCGAGTCGAACTCCAACCAGCACGACGTGTTCGGGAACCTGAAGTCGTCGGCGAAGTGGACCGATGTCGAGTGGCTCAGGGCCGACAGCCGCTGGCACGGCTCCAAGGACGTCACGCTGTACTCGGCGGGAGCTGGCGGCGCGATCATCTCGAAGCGCTTCGACATCATCGTCTGCGACGACATCTTGGACGAGGAGAACACCCTCACCCCGGAGGCCCGCCAGAAGGTCGAGACGTGGTTCTGGAAGACCCTGAAGCCGTGTCTCGTGCCCGGCGGCATCTTCATCATCTTCGGGACCCGCTGGGCCGAGGACGACCTGTACCAGAAGCTCATCGACCCGCCAGAGAAGGGCGGCAAGGGCTGGAAGCACGTCATCGTCAAGGCGATCCAGACTGACGAGGACGGCGAGGAGTTCAGCTACTGGCCGGGCTACTGGCCGATCGACAAGCTCTATCAGGAGCGCGAGGACATGGGCACGGCCCTGTTCAGCTGCTCGTACCAGAACGACATCTCCGGGCTCATGTCCGGGAACCTCTTCCTGAAGCGCAACTTCCAATACTTCACGACGCTGCCCGAGGGCCACACCTTCACGTTCCGGATGGGCGTGGATCTCGCAAGCTCGGAGAAGGAGTCCGCCGACTACACCGCCCGGGCGATCACCGCCGAGGACAACGACACGGGTGACCTGTACGTGATGTCGGTCTACGCCGACCGGCGCGAGACCGGCCACGCCGAGTTCATCAACGATGGCTATTCGGCCTATCCCGCGATCGCGCTCGTGATCGTGGAGAACCAGATGTTCCAGTCGACCCTCATTCACACGGTGATGAAGGAGTACCCGCGCATCCCGATCGAGGGGCGGAAGTCAGACGCGGACAAGGTGACTCGTGCTCGCGCCGTCGCGGCCAAGTACGAGGCTCACAAGGTCTTCCATCACGCGTCGCTCGAAGATAGCGACTTCGAGCGGCAGCTGCTCAGCTTCCCGAAGGGCCACGACGACATGGTCGACTCACTCGGCTTCTCGATGGACCTCGTGGGCGGCGGCTTCTTCTTCGGGTCGGTACGGAGGTAACCAATGCCGCTCGCCTTCCCGTCGGGCAAGCTCCCCGAGGCCCAAGAGATCCAGTTCCGCGATGGCCCGCGTGTCGTCCCGGAGTATCTCGCCGACCTGATGAGCAACCTCGACACCATCCGCTACACCTATGACGAGGCCGTCACTCGCGTGAACCACCGTCTCGCCGCCGACCACGCCAACCACGCCGTCGACAAGCTCATCCAGTCCCACTTCAAGGACGGCCTCGGATGAGCGCGGTCGGCGAGTGGTTCAGCAACGCGTTCCGGACGTCACCGAAGAACGTCCCCTCTCCCTCCTCGTCTGCCCTGACCGGGAATGACGGCGGCTTCCTCAGCGGTGGCGATGGGAGGCAGCGGGTCGGGAAGCCACGGGCCTCGATGTATCGGACATGGGCCGAGCACAGCGAATGGATCCGGGCCGCCGTCAACATCCGGAAGACCCAAACGAGCCAGTCCGAGTGGGAGATCGTCAAGAACAACCCGGAGGGTCCGGATCCGAACCCCGCGCTCCAGAAGCGGATCAAGCAGCTGTTCATCACGCCCAACCCGCGATCGGACTCGTGGCGGACGTTCATCGAGCCCATCATCGAGGACCTGCTGGTGCTCGACGCGGGGGTGATCGAGAAGGAGCGGAGCCTGCGCGGCGATCTGGTCGGCCTGTGGCCGGTCGACGGCGCGAAGGTCAAGGTCAGCTCGATCTGGGATGGCACCGACGACGCCGAGGCGCGCTACTTCTGGTACCCGGACAACTACGAGCGCGACAAGTTCACCGACGCCGACATGGTCTACATGATGGAGAGTCCGGCCACCTATCGGGTCGTCGGTCTGAGCAAGCTGGAGAGCCTGAAGGCGACGATCGATGCAGAACTACACGGTCACCAGTACAACCACCGGCAGGTCGTCAACGCTGCGCCTGACGGAATGCTCGATCTCGGCGAGGGAGCCCGACCCGAGCAGGTCGACGCCTTCAAGAGCTACTGGCAGGCAGAGGTCGCCGGACGAGGCGCGATGGCCTTCATCGGTGGATCGAAGAACGCTCAGTTCATCCCATTCCGTGGCACCAATCGGGACATGCAGTTCCTCGAATGGCAGCTCTACCTCGTTCGGAAGATCTGCGCCGTCTTTGGTCTGTCCCCACAGGATCTTGGTGTCACCGCAGACATCAACCGTGCCACCGCTGACGTTCAGTCCGAACAATCCGAGGATCGAGGTCTACGGCCCCTGCTCGGACTGCTCGCCGAATACTTCACACGGGAGATCGTTCAGGACCCCACCTTTGGTGGTCCCGACAACAACCTCGCCTTCAAGTTCACGCGACTGAACCTGAAGGAGTCCATGAGCCGTGCCCAGATCAACGCCAAGGCCCTCGCGGGGATCCCGTGGAAGGTCATTGACGAGGCGCGGCGTGATGACGGGCTGGAGCCCCTCGGGACGGATGCATCGAGCAAGTTGCTCGTCATCACTCCGACCGGGGCCGTCTCGCTCGATGAAGTCCCATCGGCCAAGGAGTCGATGGATGCACGCAAGCCGGAGCCTCCAACTCCGGGCGCTCCCGGGAAGCCCCCGGGGAAGAAGCCCACGGATGGATCCAACCAGCCGCCATCGGGCAGCAGCAGCAAGAAGGAGTCCTGATGGCTGCCTCTCTAAGTCTTCGCGTTTACACGGGCGCGGGGCCGACGGAGTCGGGAGCGCAAACCGGCATTGACCTCGCCACTGCCGACAATGCGACCAACACGCTTGCCAACCGGCAGGCGTTCCCGATCGCCGTGGGTACTCGCAGCTACGAGAAGTGGCTGAAGCTGAAGCTCGACACGGCTCCCGCCAACGGCGTGACGAACTTCAAGATCTGGGGCGACGGGGCGGTCCAGACGTCGACCACGCTGTTCTACACGGGCAACTACGTGACCTATCAGGTCGGTACGACGGCCGCCTCGACCATCGCCAACTCGACGTTCACGAACTTCACGACGGACAACAAGGCGACGTGGGACACGGCGTCGTACAGCGCCACGAATGCGACGACGAAGTTCGTTGTCTTCCAGCTCTCGGTGGCCTCTGACAGCGCCCCGGGCAACTGGACTCAGGAGACGGTCAGCTACTCGTACGACGAGACCTGATCGTCCCGGTCTTTGGAGGGATCAAGCGGTGAGCATCGCTGTCCTGTGCCCCAGCAGGGGCAATCCCGGTGCCTTGTTCGAGGCGGCGTTCTCGTGTACGTCGAATGCCATGGACGAGGAGACTCGGTTCATCCCCGTCGTGGACGAAGACGACCCGCTCATCGAGCGTTACTTCGCCTTCAACGAGGACACCAGCCTGCCGATCATGGTGGTCCCCCGGGATCAGGTCGGCAACATGAACCTCGCCATGAACTACGCCGCCCTGAAGGTTGCTGACGACTACGACATCGTCGGGTTCGTTGGCGACGATCACCGGTTCCGGACGCAGGGCTGGGATCGGGTGATCGGCAAGGTCCTCGCGGACGAGGGCGGCGGGTTCGCCTACGGGGATGATCGTGCCCAGCACGAGGCTCTCCCGACGCAGGTGTTCATCACGTCGCCGATCATCAAGGCGCTGGGATGGATGGGTCTGCCCGGGGCTCGGCATCTGTACCTCGACAACACGTGGCGGATGCTGGGCGAGCGGGCCGACTGCCTGCTCTACCTGCCCGACATCGTGATCGAGCATCTGCACCCGGCCCACAACCCGGACATCCCGTGGGACGACAACCATCGCCGCGTCAACACGGGCGAGATGTACGACCACGATCGCCGCGTCTACGAGGCGTGGCTGGCGGACGGGGCGGAGGAGGACATCGCGAAGGTCAAGGCGGCTATCGGATGACCACCGTCTCGGCCATCATCCCGACCTACAACCGGGTCGAGTCCCTGACGACGGTGGCGCTGCCATCGATCTTCGCCCAGACGAGGCCCGTGGACGAGATCGTCATCGTGGGTGACGGCATGGAGGGGGACCAGCTGGCCGCTCTCGAAGACGCCATCGCCCGCCTACAGGACGGCAGGATCAAGCTCTTCAACATCGAGCGCCCGTGGTACCCCGGGGACGCGGGCAGCATCTGGTCGATCCAAGGCTACGCCGCCCGGAACAAGGGGCTCGATGAGGCGACAGGCGAGTGGGTTGCGCCGCTCGATGACGACGATACGTGGACCGAGGACCACGTCGAGGTCCTGCTCAATGCCGCCATCGCGGAGGACACCGACTTCGCCTACGGCAAGAGCATCACGCCGTGGAACCAGAACTACGGCCACTGGCCTCCGTCGGGGATGAACTTCTGCGATGGGGCTCAGGTCTACAAGCGCAGCCTCGGCTACCGCTACGACCCGGAGTGCCTGAAGCGTTGGCTGCCAGCTGACGCCGACATCTGGAACCGCATGGTCGCGGGTGGCGTGAAGTTCACCTTCGTGCAGCAGCTGGTCCACTACTACTTCCCGGCCGAGCGATGAGCATCCCCGTCCTCATCGTGCCGATCCTCAATCAGCCCGAGCTGCTCGACAGGCTGATCGCATCGATCGAC